AAAGACGCTATTGCACGAATCGAATCACATGAGAAAGAATGTGCACTTCGCTATTCAAGTATTGAACAACGACTTGAGTCTGGTTCTAAAAGATTCGATAAATTAGAACTTATGCTCTGGTCAATGTATCCCTTCATTATCACTGTGACGGCAGCTTTCAAGTGGATTGGGTAAATGGAAATCATCGTATTTGCGTTGATGGTGCAACTAACGCCAGATCAAGACGAGCGAGTTGCCTCGTATTGGGTAAATCAAAAACAATGTGTCCATGTAGCTCGTGTTTTGTCCAGCCGTGAGGAAAATTACAAAAGTGTCTTAGCCTATTGTAAACCAGCTTTTGTTGATCCGATGAAAACGGAGATTCAAGGTTATGCCAAAAAAACTTCAAAAAACTAGCAAGTATGCCAAATATGATCTTGATGGTGATGGCGAAGTTACTGATGAGGAGTTGAGCCGTCATCAGGAAATGGTTGAGCTTGAATTACGCGAAGAAAAAGCAGATTCACAAAGAAATATGGCTTGGGTTGCCATGATTAGCATGGTCATGTTTTCTATTTTTCTTATGCTTCCCATGATGCCCGACAGTCGAGTTAAAGCTCTGTCTGATCTGCTTGGTTTGTTTTATATAGCCCAAGCCTCTATAGTAGCAGCCTATTTCGGTGCAACCGCATTTATGAGTAGAAGGTAGTGTGCTTGAAGAAATTGCAGCAGCTAATAAAGCCATTGATATCATGTTACAAAGCGTTAAACATGGTAAAGATCTTTCGCATTGCGCGGATTCGTGTGCAAACTATTTTAATAACAAATCAATTTTGGCTAGACGCTCTAATAAAAAAGGACGTGGTAGTGCACTCCAAAACTTCATGGAGTTGGAAAAACTAAGAGAGAAAGAAGCTGAATTACGAACAACAATGAAACTGGCTGGAAGGCCGGGACTTTGGGAAGATTTTTTAGAATTCCAAAAACAATGTAAACGGGAAAGAATTAGGCAAGAGAGACAAAAGAAAAAACTTGAAAATGCTACAATGGCGCAAGTGATGCGATGGTTTAAGTATATGATGGGTGCTATTGCTAGTGTGTTTTCAATGTTGATGGCGGTCATGGAATTTTTGAACGCGGGAAAAGGAGATTAATATGTTACAAGCATTGATTGGCCCAGTGGCAGGATTGTTAGATAAGTTTATAGAAGACAAAGACACCAAAAATGCCTTGGCTCACGAAATAAGCACGATGGCAGAGCGTCACGCGCAGGAACTCGCAAAAGGTCAGTTAGAAGTTAATAAGGTAGAAGCAGCCTCAAAGTCCATGTTTGTTGCGGGCTGGAGACCGGCTGTCGGCTGGGTGTCCGTATTAGGTATGGCCTCAAACTACATTTTAATTCCATTTTCTAACTTTGGTTTAGCGTTGGCTAAATCTGATGTTGTCATACCTTTGATTGATACAACTACTATGATGCCTGTGTTGATGGGTATGTTGGGACTTGGTGCAATGAGAAGCGTTGAAAAAGTACAAGGAGTATCGAGAGAAAAATGATTGGTTGGCTATATGAGAAACATTTAAAACTATTTTTCGGACGTGAGTTTAAACGTGTTCGTGCAAGAGACAGCAAAGGACGTTATGTTGCTGATGACAAATCTACGCCTGATAAGAACGAGGCGTATGTAAACGTGTCTGCAGCGCTAAACGCTGATCAAATAAAAAAAGAAGCGCAATGAATTTTTATTCCGCAGTGTTTTTGATGTGCAGTTACCTAGACGGCGAAAAACCAGTGTGCATGACAGAGACTAGCGTTGCCGCTTTTGACAGTAAGCTACAATGTCACATCTGGCTTGTTGAGCATGAGAAAGAAAATGGCAGGCTTTGGGCTGAGATGGAAAAATATGTTGTTAGCACAACTTGTATTGATTGGAATTGGAAGGTCAATAAACGCTATCTTCGAGATCTGCAATCATGAAAACTAGTGCCGAAGGCGTTGCGCTTATTAAAAAATTCGAAGGCTGCAAGCTGCAATCCTACTTGTGCAGCGCTGACGTGTGGACGCTCGGATTTGGTCATACTCGCGGCGTGAAAGAGGGTGATTCTTGCACGCAAGAGCAGGCAGAGCAAACGCTTGTTGACGACTTGTTTGAGTTCGAAAAATATGTGCATAAACATGTGAACGTAGCGCTTGACCAAAATCAATTTGATGCACTTGTAGCTTGGACGTTCAATCTTGGACCAACCAATCTCAGAGAATCGACTCTTCTCAAGAGAGTAAATGAAGAACGATTCTCTGATGTTCCAACCGAAATTAGAAGATGGAATCGAGCAGGCGGCGAAGTGGTGCAGGGGCTTGTCAGAAGACGCGCGGCAGAAGCTCTGCTCTGGGAAGGCAAGAAGTGGGAGCACATTTGAGTTGAAAGATCTTGACGTTCTTTCGATGCAAGAAAGATCTGAAGCTGTCATTCTGCTCAATAAATATGACGAGCTCGTCAAGCGTGACAAGTGTCAAAAAGACTTCATGGCTTTTATTAACCATATGTGGCCTGACTTTGTGCAAGGTCGGCACCACAAAGTCATCGCAGAGAAATTTAACAAAATTGCCCAAGGCAAACTGAAACGGTTGATTGTTTGCTTGCCCCCGAGGCACACAAAATCGGAATTTGCCTCTACCTTCTTTCCCGCTTGGTACATGGGGCTGAAAGGTAACTCAAAAATCATCCAGACAACGCATACGGCAGAACTTGCGGTTCGCTTCGGAAGGCGAGTCAGAAATTTAATTGATAGTGAAAAATACAAGGAAATATTCCCAGATCTGTATCTGCAAGCCGACAATAAAAGCGCGGGACGATGGACCACCAATCAGGATGGCGAAAGTTTCTACGCAGGGGTTGGTGGTGCAATCACTGGGCGCGGAGCCGATCTTTTGATTATCGATGACCCGCACAGTGAACAAGATGCCATGTCTCCGACCGCGATGGATGCCGCTTATGAGTGGTACACCAGTGGACCCCGACAACGATTGCAGCCGGGCGGTATTATCATCATCGTCATGACACGATGGTCCACAAAAGATTTGGTTGGCAAGGTCATCAAAAGACAAGGCGAAGAGCACGCGGATCAATGGGATCTAATCGAGTTCCCTGCGATCATGCCTGAAAGCGACAACCCGCTGTGGCCTGAGTTCTGGAAAAAAGAAGAGCTTTTGTCAGTCAAGGCGTCTTTGCCGATTTCAAAATGGAACGCCCAGTGGCTGCAGACACCGACGGCGGAGTCAGGGTCGATCGTCAAGCGAGAGTGGTGGCAAATGTGGGAGTCTCCTGACATACCGCCCTATAGCTACATTATTCAAAGTTATGACACGGCTTTCTCTAAAAAAGAAACGGCTGATTATTCAGCAATTACAACTTGGGCGGTTTTTCAGCCAGAGGAAGGCGGAACAGATCAAATCATCCTGCTTGACGCAAAACGGTTGCGACTTGACTTTCCAGAGCTCAAAAGACTCGCTTGGGACGAATACAAATATTGGGAGCCTGACTGCGTTCTAATTGAAGCCAAAGCGAGTGGCACGCCGCTTACGCAGGAATTGAGAAGAATGGGTATCCCCGTCACAAGCTATGCGCCGAGTCGAGGACAAGATAAAGTAGCTCGAATGAATTCAGTTGCGCCAATTTTCGAATCTGGTATGGTATGGGCGACGGACGATCAGTTTGCCGAAGAAGTCGTCGAAGAGATGGCGAGCTTCCCGTTCGGCGACCATGATGATTATTGCGATAGCGCGACCATGGCGCTGATGCGGTTCAGGCAGGGCGGGTTTTTGCAGCTTGATACTGATTATCCCGATGAAATTCAGTTTCTCAGAAAAGACAGACGAGTATATTACTGATGGCAATTGATACAATTACAGGCACTGAGAATAATCCTGATGTAATCGAGACGGGTAACATCACTGAAGTTGAGATAGAGCCAACTGAAGAAGAACGGATTCGCAACGCAGCAGAAATTTTGGTAACTGAAGCGACCGTCATTGTTGACGATGAGGTTGAAGAGCTTCCGCAAACAGATTTTGACGCCAATCTTGTTGATGAACTGACTTCATCTGAACTGCTAAATCTAGCAAGCTCCGTGGTTCGATCTATCAAAGCAGATAAAGAATCTCGTAAAGATTGGGAAGAAACGTACATCGATGGACTCAAATATCTCGGCATGAAGTTCGAGAAAATGCGTTCGCAGCCGTTTGAGGGCTCAAGCGGTGTTATTCACCCTATCTTGGCGGAAAGTGTGACGCAGTTTCAAGCTCAGGCATACAAAGAGCTGTTGCCTGCCACTGGTCCAGTCAAAACCGAAGTCATTGGAGCTCGCACGGCAGAAGTTGATGCACAAGCCGAGCGTGTTCAGCAGTTCATGAATTTTTACATCATGAACGTGATGCAAGATTATGACCCCGAGCTGGACATGCTCTTGTTTTATCTCCCAATAGCTGGCAGCGCTTTCAAAAAAGTTTATTACAACGTAAGCCAAAATCGAGCAATATCTAAATTTATTGAGCCAGAAAATTTAATTGTGCCCTATGATGCTGCAGATTTGAGTGGCGCAGAGCGTGTGACTCATGTTCTTTCGATGAGCAAAAACGAAATTAAGAAACAGCAGTTAAGCGGTTTCTACGCGAATATTGAACTCACGGGCGATGGCGGCAACATTACGCAAGATGAAATCGAGAAAACAATTGATGACATCGAAGGCACCTCGCCGACTTATATGGAAGAGCGGGATCGCACGGTTTTCGAAGTGCATACCGTTCTCGATCTGCCAAACTTTGAAGATACAAACGAGGCAGGCGAAACAACGGGTTTGAAGCTGCCCTACATCGTGACGATTGATGAGCCATCGCAAAAAGTTCTATCAATTCGTCGCAACTACCGACCTGATGATCCTTTGAAAAACAAAATTAATTATTTTGTGCAGTACAAATTCTTGCCCGGACTCGGCTTCTACGGCCTTGGCCTGTCGCACATGATTGGCGGATTATCAAAAGCAAGCACCTCTATTTTAAGACAGTTGATTGATGCTGGAACTTTGGCAAATTTGCCTGCTGGTT